TCCCGGTGGAGGCGGCTCTACAGAGAACCGAGATAATTAATTGATTCAATCACGATATTTCCCAGAATCGGAAGGGATATTTTGGCTGAGGATATTGATACAGTCAATATCGAATTCTGGGAAGGCTATTTGGGGAATTTATCCCACGTTCTACCATCTATTACGCGTCCAGCGAGTTTCTTTCCGATTTTGTAGTAAAAATTATTTTCATCACCAGCGATTTTTTCACCCTCATTGTAAATTGTATATGATTTCCCCGCCTCATCTTCCCACCGCCATTGATGATCGGTAATGTAGACTTTTAAGTACTCTCCCCATTGCTTGAAAAAAATGGGACATCCGCTTCCTGGCACTGATTCCGTAAGGCGCGAAACCAGTCAGGATTTGACGGGCGAGCATTTGCGCCAGATTCTCCACCAGCGATCACCCAGTTAATCGCCTGTCCGCGTACAGTTGTCTTATGGCAGTCCCTGCAAGACTCACCCCAGAGATTCGTTTCATCGCGATGGAACCCGCATTTACATTGGATTGTGGAGTGACCGATATAAGGGGCAATGTTAATTGCCCCCAGCATCGGCTCGACGCTAAGAAAAAGGACTTTGGCGGTAATCTTTAGTAATTCAGGAATCCGCAAATCCGCGTATTTCTGATTTTCCACTGTAGTCCCCAGCCAAACATTCGGCAGGTGATCTTTTAAATTCCAATGAACTCCATAGGTTCCTTTTGAAAACTCTATCAGGAACGGAGTGATGTTTTCTGGTCGTTTCGTTAACAGTAGCCAGTCCAGATGTGGCGTGTCGTTAATCAAATAGAAAAGCCGTTCACGCGGCGCAACTAAATCAGGATGGTTTTCAAAGACATCCGCCAGGCTGGAACAGAAAACGCGTTGGCGAATTCCTACTGCTGCTGCTTTTTTATTCCAGCGGAGCGGTTGCGCCCAGTACGATTCACTCATTTGTTTGCGCGTACTATTAGCGCCCCAATGCGCTCCACTGTGAATCCTTTTGTCGCGGCGTTCGGCGTAGCAGTTTTCGCATGCTGGCGAAATCTTCTGGCAGCCCTCGACGATATTAAAAGTATGATCCGTCCATTCGATGTGAGAATTTTCCATAATTATTAAGCCTTTCGTACCGCGTAGCGGCTGGTAATTACTTTAAAGCCGTCCTCGAATTCTACGAGGATGGAATTTCTTTTTCCTCGAACAATCACCCGGCAGCGTTGCCCTTTTCGATCAATCCGGCGCAATTCATTCGCTCGCCAGAACCAAATGTGATCGAAATTGTAGTTGTGTAGGGTTGAGGATGAATTCATATAAATCGTCCAGTCCTAATTGCACAGCACGAATGGCGATGCGTCTTCGTAGCACTGTGATTTCGTGCGTTAGAGCCTCAACATCTACAGAAACGCGTAGTTTATAGAGAAGAAAAAGACCTGCACGCTGGTCTAAAAATTCGTGCAGGTCTTTCGCTAATTGTTCATCTGTGATGAAGGTCATTCAGTTTTTCCTGTGGTTGGAAACTAAATCAAAATAGATTTTGCAATCGCCCTCTTCGGTAAATCGAAAATAACCATTCCCATAATTCTCTCCCTCAAGCTCAATAACTAAAATAAATCCGAGGAAAGATAAGTACCGATTAATCCAACTTAATAAAATCTTCATAAAACGCTTTCTCTTTGCACTTGACGCGCCGCCGTTCCAGCAAGGACGCCGAGCGCGTAGGCTGTTTTCGCACCTTGCACGATAAAATTTGCACGCTTTTTTGACTTCGTGAAACCGTGATGGACGCCGAGTTGAAAAGCGTCGGAAAATTCACGATGAGAACACGGTACGGTGATCCGTGGTAACGTTATTAAGGGCTGTTCCGCACGCTTAAAAGGCTGAAAAGTTTTACTCACTTCGTACCTCCTGACATATTGCGAACTTTCGGTTCATCGTTGACGAAAAGCCCTGGCATTTTGACGCGCAATAACGTAGCCGTGGCGCGTTTTTCGCCTTCCTCTTCGGCGGCAATTAAGGCTTGATTGCAGAGGTTGCCGAGTTGCAGCGGAGTCGCCGGATTGCGCTTGGAGGCGGCTCTTTCAATTAGTGCCTTGACCGTTTCCTCATCGAATAAATTGTGTAGTTTTCCACCCGCAAGGCTGATGCGAAAATCCAAATATTCTTCCGCTTTTTTGCCCAGGGCTGGCATTTTTACGACGGTTAATCGTTCGGCAATTTCCTGAAATCGAACCTCGCGCAACCGCCCCTGCAATAAGGGCTGACCGAATAAAACGATGCCGATATATTTGCGCCATTTCGCGCCAAGTATTTCGTAGAAATTTTTAAGCGAGCTGAGTGCTTTATCGTTTAAGCGATGCGCTTCATCAATCACGATTGCAACTTTGACGTTGTTCGCATTTGCATTTTTCAAGGTATTTACTAATGCCTTTTTTCGGTCTACCTTGTGCTGGGGAATTGGTTGATCGAAGGCGCGTAAAACTTCAATGACGATGGCTCCGCTATTCACCTCTGACATTTCAAAGAATGCGGGCCATATCAGCTTCATTTCGCCGTCATTACTGTCTTCGCTGGCTTCAGCCAGCTCCTCCAATCTAACCTTAAGAACTGACTTGCCAGTGCCAATTTCACCAACGATGGCAATGAAGCCCTGAAAGTTGACAGCTTCCTTAATTTTCTCCAAAGTTTTTTCTAATTCTTTGGTGGTAAACGCCTCTTCTGAGGCGCGTGGGAAAAGGCTAAACGGGTCGCGTTTTAGCCCGAAGAATCGCTGAACGGAAGGTTCCAGTTCAGTGCGGAGAGTGGTGAGCATTTCAGTTTCCTCCTCTTGGAAAATGGCTGAGATTTCAGCGTTGATTTGTGATGATGAGAATTTGCGTTCAGTGAGGAACGCGGTGATGTGATCGCGCATTTCAGCTTGGATATATTTATTAAAATACCGATGCTGCGCAGTGCCTTTGCAGATGCGTTCGATCGAAGAACTTGACGTGTGCGTAGCGGCTCCGCCAAGCACTTTTGCGAGTAATCGAAACGATAGATCATGACGTTCCTTGAACGCCAAAAATCCGGGTTCTAATTCAGGCTCGACTGGTGAGAGTTTTGCTTTCATTAGGCTGTTTTCCTCCAATCATAATTGATAACGTTTTGCACGGGCTGATTGCGCTTTTCCAGTGCAATTCTGATGTCATTTTCTGGCAGTGTTTCGGTAGCTCCGAAAACGGTTTTGAGCCAGTTTTTGTCCGCTTCGTCGGCGGACAATAATTCTTCATTTTTGAGCAGAATAAAGGCTTCCCAAAAGTTCAATTCTTTCGTGACTTGGATCGTACCAGGTGCGACAGCGGCAAGCTGTTCGGCGGTCAGTTCCAGACGCTTTTTCGGGAACGAAATTGTGTGAGAAGTTGACAGGCTGAGTGGTGTATCAAAGCCCGGAACTTTGATGTCATTTTCCGGTGTATCAATCAGCTTGCGACGCTCTTTGGCGCGTGCCTTAGTTGTCTTGATAACGGACTGCTGAACGTTGTCGGAAACGCTCTTGAATTCGCCTGCATTATCGGGTGCAGCAAGGCGACGATCTACGGTTAACCATACGTCCTCATAGAAGAGGTCGTTAGGGTTGCAAATCGAAAACCAATCGGCGTCCGCAGACGGCCATAGGACTTTGATTTTTTTGCCAACCCAATCACGAATGATCGTATCGTTGGTGCGTGGCAGTTGATAAATTTCGCCTTCAAAATTGATCGTCAGATCAGCTCCGATGACACGTTCAAATTCACGGCATTTGAAGGCGGCATCGAGCGCGGCTTCGGTCGGAATTCTCAAGGTGTGATTGATGGATTGCCATCGTGCAATTGGCTTCTGGCGCGTAGTCGAATGGACTAAATCATTGTTCAGATATTTGCAGGCTTCGACGCAAAAATTATTGATGCCTTCAAGGTCTGGCGTAAACTTTTTGACGCCGATTAATCGTTCCATTTTTTCAAATTTCTGATGGAAGCGTTCGACCTTTCCTGATGCCTGCGCGTTACCTGGTAAATGCTGAAGCATCCGGTATCCGCCGCTCTCTAAAAAGGCATCATTTAAGATGCGTTCACCGCGCTGCATGAGCTTGCTCACGATGGTCGCAGCATTGTCAGTGTAAAGGATTTCCGGCACGCCTAATTCACGAAATGCACGGAGGATAAAATCAGCAATATCTATGCTGTTTTCTTTGGCAATGGCGTAGTAGCGAACGAAGCACATCCGCGAAAAATCATCTACTAAAACGAACCGCCAAAGCGGTACTCTGTTCGGGTCATCATTCGGATGGTTTTTGGAAACTTCAAGGTTGGAAACTTTTAAAATCCGGCGCGTTGTACGGTCAAGCCATCGCTCTTTCGCAGCGGAAATATCAAACTGAAAAAGCTTGCCTGGGCGGTCAGCTTCCCAGCGGCGATAGGGGCGAATTGGGTTCTTGCGTTGCTTCAATCCCAGCTGATGCTCACGCAGGTATTTGTTCATTGTCCCGACTGAAATATCCAGCGGGAAATCGTTATCGTTAGCGATACGGATTGCCCAATCAGGGTCAACATTTCGATCAATGATTTGTTCTAGCGCAAACTGCACAGAGGGGTGCGAAATATCGTACTTTCGCTCGCCTTTGTCAGCTCTGGTTTTTCGGGTTGGTCGCAGGTCTTTGGTGTGGTTATAGAGGGCGTTTTTTGAGACGCCGAGCTGTTCAGAGAGTCGCGTCAATTCCTCGGTCAATCGCTTGCCCTTCAGACCACTCACGATAGTACGAATTTCTTGACGGGATACATTATCTAGTGTAATATTTGACATATCGTTCGAGTTAGAAAAATCAAGGGCGTTACAGTTTAGCCCACTGTGACGCCCTTATTATTTAAGCCATTACTTTCAGCCGTTCCGCCTGAATCCCTGTACGAATTCCTTGCAGATAAACGTGTGAAAGATTCATTTGTTCGATGGTCATTTTCGTCGTACTGCTGACACCTTCAGCCGTCGCTGTTTTGGTAGCATCGGCAAGGTAATAACGGTACGTCACGTCATCCAAATCCAGATCGTTTTTCAGTGCGTGGATTGCCTTGCGGAGGCGAGCTATTTGCGCTTGATCTGATTCGATTTTTGGCGTGAAAGGTTTATTGATTCGAGCGTCCAGGTGCGCTTGCAGGCAATCAAAATTAATTGCTTTGAAATACCGCGATAACGCTCGTGAGGCTGCGACGAGTCCGGCTTTATGCTCGTCCTCGACAAACTTATTAATGCCAAGCGGCGAACCTACAAAACACACACCGACATATTTATTTGGAACCTTTTCAGAACCGCAGCAAACACTGGCGAGCTTGATTGCTTCGCTAAATTTTTTATCAGTGAAATGGGGCGCAAAATCCGGCGCAAGCGTATTGATAATCGTCAGCGAATCTTCAAACCAAAAGATCGGATTTCCGCGTGGATCAAACTGTAAATTATTGATCCCATAATCCAACTGAAATTCTTGTTTTATTTCTTCAGGTGTCATTGCAAGCCTCCCGCGAATTCCAGTGAAGATTTATATTCTTCACTGGCGACTGTTATTGGTTTTGAGTTAGAGGGCTTCGGTAAGAGATCGCTTGATGCCTGGCTCAGTTGGCGGATTGCTCGCATTGTTTCAAGGCTGCTCTGTTGAAATTGCGCTAAGATATAATCTCTGTTTTGCACTTCCATTTTTAGGCAATTATTTGCATTTTGCAGATCGAAGTGAGCCATTGATAGTGCGGATTTTAGCGAATTAATTTCAGCCGACAGCCAGAACCAGGTGGCTAAAAACGTGACGCCGCAAAAGAAGAAAATTCCAAGTGAAATAGTGAGAAGAGAAAGTTCATCGTTCATAAGAAATACCTCCAATTTTGATTAATCTTCGTCGTTTAAAAATCCCGCCAATTCATCATCGGTGAGATCGTCTTCGAGTTCGGCAATGCCCTTGCCGCTAGGGTTGAAAGTGGTTAGTAATTCGCCGTACGCTTCAATGATGGAATCAACGCGCCGTGCATATTTTTTCTTGTAGGCGGCGAACTGTTTCGCGTTCAATTCCTGAATGCCAGCGCGGAGAGTTGCAAAGCCTTTGGCGATCTCGGTGATGCCTTCGGTGAGCGCGGAAACATCTGCGGTCACGATAGGTCGCGCCTCTTCTAATTCCGCAATTTGCTCGGCTTGTTTGGCGAGGTCTTTTTCCTGTTTGGCGGCTTTGGTTTCGATTAGATTTTGCTGTTCGATCAGGCGGGCGATTGCCTTTTTGATCGCCTTCTTATCCGTGATCGAATATTGCTTGTCGGCGATGTTAACAAGCTCGCCTTCGATGGAAATATCACCTGCTGTGAGCAGGCGACGCTGTGAAACTGGAACGTTACTTGACTGCAATAAATCAAATTCATCTGAGCCAATTACGTTCACTATTTTGTCAAGTTCGTAGTATCGGTTTTTGCCCATTGGCGAGTATTGAGAGTTGTCAAGAAAATCAACAAAAGTTGGATGACCTAAGCTTAGGTATAACCTTTGTTCTTGAACTTGCTTGAGTGCGGTCATTGCCTTTGCGGTGATCGTTTCACTGATTTTATGAGCAGTATTAATTCCACCAAGCAGGAAATATAATTTCGCGGCTTCGTCGTTCACTTCTGGTCTCGCTTCCAATGCTTCCATATCGCTCCTTTTGGGTTGAAAATTCCCAGATTCGGGAATTTTCGGGTTGTGAGAAAAAGATAAGTCCTTTAAACTGTGTCAGTGGCTTTCTGAAAATTCCCAAATTCAGAATTTCTAAAAATCCGTGTCACCTTCGGCGTTAACTTCCAGCCGCCTTCCACTTCAGCGACGTATCCGGCAATTTTTAAGGTCTTCAAGGCACGCATACAGAAATCAGTGGAGTGTCCACAGCGGTTCTGAATTCGCTTCGTTTGCAGTGCTAAAGACCCTGCATCATGCAAGGCTTCCAGGACGCGCAAGCCTTTCGCTAAGGCGTCAATTTCGTAAGAAGCGTCCGTGCGTGTTTTATCTCGTGCCATCGTTTTCCACCTCCTCAAAATCTAAATTGATTTGTCCTGCCAGCTCTGGGAAATTGGCTTTCACGACGCCGTGGAGTGTCTGCAATTCCTTCAGCGGTTGCGCGGAGAATTCGCGTATCCACGCCTTCATTTGTTCAGGCGTTTCAATCCAGTAATAGCCACTCGGAAAATTACGATTTGCGCCGATGGGTAAGTGCCATTCATTGCGGGCTGATTCAATAAAGCTCTTGACGGTGCGGTCGGAAGCGGACAAGTGTTGGCATAAGGCTGTCAACGAAATCGGTGTTTGAGGTGTCGCTCTGACCAGGCAGCGAGCTGCTTGAACGATATTGATATTCACGAATCTGTCAGCGTCCTGACGGTCGCAGGTGCGTTGGAATAATTTCAGTGCGGGCTGTGTCATTTTCGCGCCGCAGTCGCAGACGGAAATCTTATTGCGCTCAATTTTGATCGCGGAATCTAAACAGATTTCGCAGCTATACGACAGCAGCATCTTGAGCAGGTTTTGTGCGATCTGAGGTGTCCAATTTGTTTGTTCCATTCTGTGAGGCTCCTTAAAAGTTCGCGGTTCGCAGTGATTAGTTCGCAGCCTTGCGAGCTACCATTTTCTTTAAGGCTTCAATGCACGATTGAGCCTCTTTTGATGTACGCACGGGGTAGTGACCGATGCGCTTTTCAATCCAGATTTGCAGGCCGTTTTCCTGCGTGAAGAATCGCTTGCCGTAAGCTTCAATCAGTTCTTTCTGTGAAGCCTTTGCCAGTACAGGAATGTTCTGATTTTTGCGAGAGGCTTGCGTGGTGCGCATTGATGAATCGTACGCTCTGCCGCCGAGCTTGATAATCATTTCATTCGCTTCCGCGTAGTACATGTTTGCAGTCGAATCGGTGCGATCTTTTGTGATGTCCAGTACCATTTGCGCTTTTAATTCTTTATCAATTCCAGCGTCACGTAGTAGCGCGTGAATCGTTTTGTTTTGTGCGAGATTGCGAGGTTTTGGCATTGCGAGTTACCTTTATGAATTCGATCCAGCTTTCTCCGTTAATGGGTTATCAGAGATAAAAATCCCTCTTGCGACTTCCCATTCGGCGGTCATCCCTACGCCATTGACTGCTAGTAGGGCCGGATAAGATTTCTCCTCATCCCAGCGCGTGAAATAGACTTCATCGTGCGCCGGAAGGCGGAGTAGCTTTTCGATTAATTCAGCGTTCGTCATAAGGCTCTTTCAAAGTTGGGCTGGAACTGGCAGAGGGTATCTGGAATGAAGTTTGCCAGTTCCAGAGTCCGCTTCAATTGCTGTCGAAAGCGGACAAGATCAATTTCTATAATTCCGCGTAGCCTGTCATGGGCTTTGCCGGAGTACTTGCCAGCTCTTCAGCTCGGATAAAAACTAAATACAGATCGTCCCATTCACGGCGATCATAGGTATTCGTGAGGGCGAGCTTGTCCAGCTCTACGACTACTAAGCCCCAATTCCAATCGTGCTTTTTGCCTGCCTCTTCTAATCGAGCCAGGAGGTCAGGGCGATTCGCTTTTGTGAAGCTATATGCGAGCTTGGCGACTTCATCAATTGAGACTTGCGACATAAAAATCCTTTTCAAAAAAAGGGAGCGAGTGAACTTCCCCCAAAGTAAAAGCTCGCTCCCTGCGAGTTCCCTGACGCTCCATTACAATCGTCAGGGCTATCCAGGAGAAGCCACCATCACGGCTTCCCCAAGTTTTTTGGCGCGAGTAATTCAGGGCTACAGGGCTACTCGCGCCAGCGTCTCAGCGGCGCGGGGCGAACCGCCGACCGCGAAGTCGAGGGCGATTGATCTGATTAATCAGTCGCGCTTCTTTTCCGAGAGGTGCAGCGGGGAGTTGCTGCACCTCCTGACGCCCGATTTCTCGACGGCGTAGGCCGTGCCGGGCGTATCTGTGTCGCCAGCTTGTCACCAAGCTGATTGCGATGATGGCTAATAAGAGAATTGAGAATTTGTCGAGAGGAGACATAGTATTTTCCTTAGTGAGATTAAGCTGCTCTTTGCTTGCGTTGCTCTAACCAGTTGTCGAAGCTTTCGCGCACGATCACCCAGCGCGTACCAATCGTGTAGCCTTCGATCTTGCCGCGATTGATTAAGCCTTTGATCTGCGCCGAAGTGATCGGCGGGATGTTCAGGTTTTGATAGGCGAGTAATTGAATCGCCGCTGAGATCGTCATCACTTGCCGCTGATCGGTCAGAGCCGGTGTGAGGTCAGGGAATAAGCGTTGTTGCTGCGCCTGATTGCCTTCTTTCAGGTTGCGGCGCGTGAGTTCCGCTTCCATCGTGTTGAAGGCGTTGATGTATTTGATCTTCCATTGCAACGCTTCTTTCCCGGTGAAGCCCATCGCCAGAATCGCAAATCCATCCCGCGTGAGATTGAAAATCGGGTACTCTTTTCCCCGCTCGTTTTTGTAAGTTGACTCCTCAAAATTGAGGAGTGAGAAGTCGGTTGGCGCATCAAGATAGATGGCTGAAATATCGCGTAAAAGATTGTCATGACGTTTATGAAAATGCTGGGCGACATCCAAAGAAGTCGTGTAGCTTTTCCCTTCGATGACTTTCAGTGTTGGTGAGACTTGAGACATTCTTTCCTCCAAGTGAAAAAGTTAAGCCGCTTTCTGCATTCGGTTGATGGCGGCATTGCTACGATTGCGAGTTGCGGGGCTTCCCCAAAGTCGTTCATAGGAGATGCCCATCTTCAAAGAGAGCTTGCGGCGAATCACCGGATACGTGCGGTATTGATGCTGATGAAGGCACATTGATAATTCTTCGCGTCGCACATCAATGAGCCGTGCCAGTTCCGCTAAAGATTCAATCTGATTTTCAGCCATCCAAATTTTGACTTGCCGTTTGATCGGGTTGATTTTTTTTCTGGATCGGTTCATTCTTTCCTCGTTTCTATGTTTCAGTTCGTAACAGTTCAGCAAGAGGAATGTAAACGAATCGTTGAAGTTCGTCAAGAAGTTTTTACAAATTGTGAAAGAAAATATTGAAAGCGAATTTGGTATTAGACTAAGACAAGCTTTTTACGGTGCAAAGAATGCCGAAATAGCTAGGCAATTATCTGTGTCTAGTGCTGCGATAACGAATTACATAGAGGGAAGGGTGCCACCTTCTGACAAATTAACGCTGATCTCAACTTTAACGAATTGTTCAATTCATTGGCTGCTGACAGGTGAAGGCGAAAAGAATCTGAACGCAGTAGCCGACGAAAAAGCAGAGGTCGAAGAAGAAGCGAAAACAAAATTCGTAGTGGAAGATGAGGCGGAGGGCAAGATTGCGGGTTTATATTTCAGCTACGGTCGGGTCAAGGAAGATTTGGGATAGGAAGACGAAGAAGAATTTCTGCGACTGGTCGGCGTGGCAGATGATTGGCTGCGGAAGAATGGGAAGAAGAAATAAGGGACAAGGGGATTATGAGAAAAGGGGAATAAGATGAGTGAGGCAGATGTTCAGATTTTTGCGCGGTTAAGTTTGTTCAGTTTTTTACTGGAAACGATGCACGCGAACATTTTTATGAATCGCCCTGATCCGCATCAATGCTTGGCGGATTTCAAGGTAACAATTACAGATCGGTTTCGAGACGCGACATTCAGGGGGAATACGTCGTTCGATGATGCCGCGATTGTGCAACAGGCATCAATGGAAGTTATCGAACGATTTTTTCAGGCGACGGCAGAGACGCTGACGCAGATTCAGGCACAAAAAGAACGGGCAGACGTGAGCCAACCAAATATTGACCTTTGAAGAGATTCTCAATCGGTAAGACGGGAGCTTTTCGGGTTGGCTGTTTTGTTTTCTTTGTTGCAGTTTTCATAAAAGTACCTCGGCGAAATAATAGCATAAGAAATGAACGCGGCAATCTCACAATTAACGGCGCGTGGCTGGAACCGAAGAATTTTATCGCCTTCGGATTTTGAGGAGTGGTGCGAAACCGAAAAGATTGCCGTGATCGAAGTGGCAATGAAGCCACTCGGGTTATATGTAGTCCGCGACGAGCAGCCGTTTATTTTTATCAATGAAAAATTGCGCGGGATCGAAAAACAAATCGTGCAATGGCACGAATTCGGACACCACATCTTGCACGTTCCGAGTGGCAGATATTTTAGTTACAGCGTCCCGAACAAAGCGGAATATCAAGCGCATTTGATTGCGGCAGTGGCGTTGCTCCCTGCGGCAGAATTAAAACGAAAATCAAAAGAAGAATTGTTGGAGGAGTACCCGAAAGAATTAGTGGGATTTCGGGAGAGGGTGAGACGACAGTTTAGGATTTAGGTCAGCATTAATTCTATTATTTGAAGTGGCAATCTATTCTTTTTCTTGAAAGGTTCTCAGTTATGAAAATCCTCCTCATTGTATTTCTGATTATTCAATCTGCCTGTTTGCAGCAGCCAACCCCAAAAGTTGAAGTGAGAGAGCCAATTGAGGCTCCAACGCCTACGCCGACGATAGTCGTCAAGAAGACAACTAAGGATGATTTGAAATCTTATGAGGAAGTTCTCAAGCTTACTTCGGAGGTAAAATTCATTGATTCAATTATTGAAGGTACGCGGAGCGCGAATCAAATCAAGATCACATTGAAAGATCAATGGCATTATTTGCCCTACCAGATTCGGCTGCAAAAAGCGCAGGGATTGTGGAAGTTATGGGCAACAATCCACGCACCAGAGAACGTTGACTTGGCTAGAATTTCTTTAGTTGATTTAGAAGGAAATGAAGTTGGCGGATCAAGGCTGGTGGCTGGGTCAATGCTGTGGGTAGCGGAAAAGTAATATCTCAATGCTGTAGGTGTAAATATGAAATTGCCCATCTAAGGATTACTGCTTTTCGCTGTCCGACACCCACACCCGAAGAAACAGAAGACCCAACAGCGACACCTGAAGCACAATAATCTCTCACTCTGAAATCAGATAATTATTTACCAAGCAGAATATCTTGTTCTTTTTTGAGAAGTTCAAGTTGAAGGGTTCGTCTTGAATTGTTGAAGTCTCTCTGAAATTTCGAGAGCACGGCATGTATGTGTGATTTATCCATCTTTGCAAGGGCTTTTAAATCCGCCTCTAGTTTTTTGTATTCACAGTTACTACCACTATTTTCTCAGGCCGCGACCGCGCAGTTGTGTAAGTTACTAACCCATTTTTTCGCGCTTTTCTCGACGATAAAATACCTGCCACCGAGTTTCTTGCCGTCTAATTCACCCTCTTCAATCAGCGCGTAAAAGAAATCTTCGCTGGGAACGGGGACTAAAACGCGTTGCCGTTCAAGGGCTTCACGAAATACTGAAAGTAAAATCATTGTTTCTACGAAGTCGAAAGTAAGCTGGTTCATGTGAGAATTCTCCTTCGCGCCTAAGATAACTAAAACTCCAAAACAAAACAAGATTCCTTTTTTAACGACGTTGCCAGAACTCACCAAAGCAGCCTCCGCAATCCATTTCTTTTCGTTTATCTTGCACTCACTGACGGAGATGAGTTGATAGTTAGCGGGTAGGAATTGGTGAGAGTTCCTATCCGCCCTCCAAAAAGATTTTTCGAGTGATGAGTTATGAGTAAAAAGAAAGTCAAAGAATTATTGGATGAGTGGGCAGAAGCGAAAGCGCAGGCGGCGATCATTGAAGCCGAGCGCGACGCGGAACTGGCTCCCATCGTTGAGCGACACGAAAAGAAGTGCGCTCCGATTCGTGAAAAGTTCGTAGCAGATTTAAGTAGCTGGCAGCAGAGAGCGGGTGAGATTGAGAAAGAAGTTAGTGAAATCCTCCTTTCCAATTTAAATGCGGACGGTTCGATTGCGGTGACGGAAATCATCGCTGACGGCGCGAAAGCGCAAGTGCTGAGTACTGGAAAACGCGAGATCGAACCGTCTGCTTTTTTTGACACGACACCCGAAGGCGGACGCGACAAATCCTTCTGGGGCTGCGTCACGATTGGCATTGCCAAAGCCGAGAAATTTCTAGGCAGTCGCATTTACGCGATAGCCACCACGAAGTTTTCACATCGCGTGCAGATCACGCGGCAGTGATGAAGGTACAAACTAAAGACGTACGATTGAAATGGAGAAACGAATTGATTGGACAGGAATGGGATTGTTATTAGTTGCGGTTCGACTTCTCCTGTTCTTTTTAATTTTGATTTTAGCAGTCGTAGTAGACGTTCTGCATTTATTGCACCACAGCAAGTGAACTGAATGGAACCGACACTTTTACAATCCGCGCTGGCAATTGCTGAAGGGCAAGAGGGAATTTGCGAGCAACCGAAGGGCAGCAATCGCGGCCCTGAAGTGGATGCGTATATCAAGTGCGTCGGGCTTGACCCAAAAGGAAAATACGCCTGGTGTGCTGCCTTCGTGTACTGGTGTTTCAATAATGCAGCGGCAGTGCATAAAACTGCCAATCCGCTCGTGAAAACGGCGGGCTGCTTATTCCACTGGAACGCGACGAAGGCAAAAAGAATCTCGAAAAGCGTGGCACTCGCCGACCCGAACTTAATCAAACCTGGTCATATTTTTATTATGAAGTTTGGTACGTCAGGCGCAGGCCACACTGGAATGGTTGTCTCGGTGGATGCGAAAGCGAAAACGATTCGCACTATCGAAGGCAACACAAATGATGACGGTTCGCGTGAAGGCTACGAGGTAGCGAAGCGCACGCGAACGATTAGTTCGATGCTGGGATTTATTGATTATTCAGGAGCGTGAAATGAAAGAACGAGTGACGAAAATTATCACGATCATTTTTCCTGATTTGACGCTGGAACGGGCGGCTCTTTTTGTCCGCACGTTAATTTTTAATTGCTGGACGGCAATGGGAAATGTCGCTACAAATTTTGCCTTGCAATATTTCAGTGCTGTTCAGATTAGTAAGGACGAGCTTTTACGCTCACTGGGGTCGCAATTGCTGCCCGTCGTTATTGCGCTGCTTTGGCCATCTCCTTTGCAGCGGTTTCAAAAAGTAATTGTTCAGCAGACGACTACAACTTCCGGTAGTGAAGCGCGTAGCTATATCGCGCCTCACGACATTTCGGAGGAGGATTCTAAATGAAAAGAATTTTTACGACTCCCTTGTTATTGATTTTACTGTTGCTCCCGACGCTCGGATTTACAACCTGTCGGAATAACTCAGAACAGGCGCGAACGGCTGAGGAAGTCTTCGCACTGAATACGGATCGCGTCACGAGCTATACGAATCAGGCTTTGCAAACGGTGGGTGTGCTGGTGGAGACGAAGGTGATCAAGCCGGACGGCGGCATCAAATTAGTTGATAAAATCCTGAACGTGAACGCGGTCAACAAAACGCTCATCAACGCCGGATCGCAATTTATTGTCTATGAGAACGGCGTGAAGGTGTTGAAATTCACCTCAGAAGATCGGTTGCGCTTGGAAGGCTTGGCAAGGGCGTTGCGTGAATCTATCCGCAACGTAGCGAACGATCCGAATCTACCGATTGAAGCAAAGGCGCGATCACAGCTTAACGATATTATCCTGCCGCTCGTTTCGATTGCGGAGCGTCTGATTTCGCTGACGGTCTCTGCCAGAACAGTTCAGTTCGTGAATCCAAATTCTATTGAGGTCAGCAGCTATGGAAACAGCTTTAGCAATCGCACAATTGATCGGCTTTGCCTACAAACAATTTGACCAGGCAACGAAAGCTGAACAGTTGCGGACGGGGAAATCTGCGGCTGAATTACTCGAACATGCATTATCGGGAACGCTTGAGAATGAACGCCTCGGAGCTGAACTGAAAGATAAATTTAAGGCTCTTGATAGTTAAGGCAGAAACCTCACGTCTGTTGGATGCAGGCACTATGGAAAAGTTAGTGGCTATGAATTTGCATAAAGATTTTCTGGTGTTCCTCAGCGCAGTGCTGGCTGCGTCTGTCGCAGAGCTGGCACACGGAAATCCAATCGTGTTGCAGGTCGAATGGACGGCGGAGTTTGCACGGGTGATTCACGCGCTGACAGAGCCAGCCGCGATTGCGGGAATCGTCGCCACGCTCGGAGCGTTAATCCGCTACGAGATTTGGAAGCGACGGCTGAGCCTGCGTCACGAAGAGGAAATTGAAGAGCTGAGACGACAGCTAAAGGAAAAGAATGATTAAGCCCAAAATGTACAGCGTAGTTTCATCAAATATTTCATCGGTAGGATTTTGCAATGGAAAGTTATTCGTAGAATTCAAAAGCGGGAAAACGTACAGCTATGACGCGACAGAGAGCGAAGTGAATACGTTGAAGAAAGCGGAGTCGGTTGGGTCACACTTCTCACGCCACTTTCGCGGACGCGAAGCAACGTTGATCGAAGACGAGGAATAGATGCCAGCGAGGAAATCTACAACCGCGAAAGCGCATCCGAACGATTATAAAAAGACCATCAAGGATAAGGTCAAAGCGACTCGCTACGATCAGATGGCAATCGGGAAAGCCTGCTCTTTATATCTTGCTTACAACGGCAAAAATCTTGATCGGGTAGTGACGCAGATGCGTCGCACCTATCCGGGATTTGCAAAGGCTACGTTGCAGAGTTGGGCAATTGAATACAACTGGGATTTTCTGGTTGAAGAAAAGATTGACCGCAGCAAGTCGCTGGCACTGACCGACGCGGATGAACTGTACGACGAAGTCAAATTGCTTCGCAAAAAGATTTTTGAATCCATTAAAGGTTCGGTCGGATTGGATGACGATCTGATTAAAACCTTTCTGGGCTACGCACGGGAATCGCGTGAGCTGCTGCTGAAGTTGAAAGCCGAAGAAGACACGCTCGGCGGTTTCGTTGGAATGTTGGAAAAGTTGTTGGAATGGTTGCCTGATTATTCGATTGAAGCGCGAGACGCTTTGATTCAAGTGAAAGACGAGATTATTGATCGTGCCACAAGCGAGCTTGGTGAAAAAGAGATCGAAGCTTAGCACGGAGCAACACCGCGCACGGATGCTCTCTGCGTTTGAGAAAGCGCAAGGCGACGAAGTTGAAATTGAAGTCTCGCGTCAGCCGTTAAGCTGGTGGCGTGAGCGATGGGCGGATCGCAAGATTCAACAGCAGTTCATCGAAGGATTTTTGAAAATCAGAGACTCGTTTGATGAAAACGAATTGCGTCCTTTTATTCTGACTGACCTGCAAAAACATTTGCATTTTAATCACAAAGGGAAAGACGTAATTCTGAAAGGACGCGGCGCACAGGTATCGCGGTATTGGTTAGCCAAACGCTTCGCCGATTGCGTTGTCATGTCAGGTCGCAAGCTCCGTGTGATTCCACACGAGCCGGAATTGGAAGAAGAGTTTTTCACTGATCTGAAAATCTTTTATGAGAACTTACCAGCACATTTGAAGCCGTTCACGCGGTACTACTCGAAAGAGCTGATCTATTTTCACGATCCGGGCAAGGGCACGATTGGTTCAAGCATTAGTACGATGTGCATTCAGCCCAAGCGCGAAGGTAAGGGGCGAGGTCAATCCATTACGGATTTAATCGCTACCGAAATGCCCTTCTGGAATTGCGATTCGGCGAAGGCGATGAAAAACCTGTTGCAGTCAATGCGCGGGAAAGGAACGGTGGTTTCAGAATCCACCGCAGGCGGCTTGGAATTTCATAACGCGCTGTACGTCCAGGGCAAACGAAATGAAGCGGGATGGACTTCACATTTCTTTGGCTGGTGGTGGAATCGTCATTACCGAATTGAAGGCGCAGAGTTTTGCAAAGAAAAGTTGTTCATTGATTCCTTCACGCCAGCTTCGGAATTGAGTAAAGCTGAAATACGAATTGCGAAAGTAATTTATCGGCATTTGCGCAAGCATAAATATTTAGCCAAGCCCGGTGCTTGGATGTGCGATGAGGTAGCGGAGTACATCGCGTGGCGCAGAAAGAAGATTGAAGAAATCGGCGCACAGATGTTCGTGGTGGAGTATCCCGAAAACGACCGCGACTGCTTTGAGCAATCAGGACGCCCATTACTCGCGGCAGAATTTTTGAAGGCAACGTGCCGTGCGGCAGAGGCGAAAGACGGGCGTGAATATTTGATTGGCTGTGACCCTTCAGGTGGATTGGATAAAGGGAATCCCGGCGCAATTGAAATTGCGGACATTACAACTGGCAAACAGGTCTTTGAATTACTGACGAAAGATAAACCCGAAGTGGTAGCGCGGCGGCTCTGTGATCTGAGTGACGAATACAACGGCGCAATGATTATCGTGGAGCGCAACGGCTTAGGCTTAGCCGTTATCAACGCGATCATCCGCAACGGTTATGAAGATCGTTTATTCAAGCAATTAACGATGGCGCAGAAACGATCTGTAGACGAAGGCGAAATGACCACGCAGGAAGCGTGGGAGAAAGCACAGTTCGGATTACAGACTTCGCAGACGATTAAGCAACTGATGGGCTACTCATTGGAACGGCAAATCAGATCGGGTGAGTTGGGGCTGAGCAGTGAAAGTTTTTGTGAGAATGCCAAGCGCGTCGTCTGGTTCGACAACGGCGGCTGGGGTGTGAAGTCAGGGACGGATGGCTATCACGGCGACGATGTGATTGCGCTGAGTTTAATTGCTTATGTCAGAGAGTATGAGATGGGGACGCAGGCGGGGTTCATCGGCGTGCTGCCTGAGATGGGTAAAATGTAGGTAATGAGTTTTGCATTTAAAAGCCCACTGTTGGATTTGAAATACGAAAACGCCCTATGCGTCGAATTTAGCGAAAGGGCTGAGCTGGTGTACTGCAAGGCGGCTTATCGAAGGGAATTTTAAGTGTCCATTGGCGTAAAAATGCTCCGAGCGGCGCGATAGTACTTTTTAGCAGTAAATTTTAGGTTGAAATGACGATTTGGCAGGAACTACGAAATTATATCAGTGCCAGGCTCGCAGTGCGAGACGCAATCAGTTTGCCGATGGATGGCAGATCGTCACGCGATGAGAAATTGGATTCGATCATTTCCAGATTCGCCGGAGCCAATCAGGAAATTGCACCGGGAATAAATTTTGAAACGCTTCGCTGTTTGAAAACTTTGTGGATTACCCATCCGACTTTAAGTCAGGCAGTGGGGAATTTGCAGGCACTCGCGAATACGGGCCACAAAATCACGCTCGAAACGAAAAACGTCGAAGCGATTTTGAAGCGCCTGGATGAAACGGCAGCGCGGATTTATCCGAACAGCTACGGCGTTGATGGATTCGTGAATGATGCCATCGCGCAGATTATGTGGAGCGGTGCGTTATCACGCGAAGATGTTGTTGATCTCGCAGCAAAGCAGGTTCGCAAAATTGTTTTGGTTCCACCGGAGCAAGTTCGATTTGTTGCGAAAGATCACGAATGGGAAGCGCATCAGTTTGTATCGGGCTTGTTTGGCAATGCGGCGCAGGGGATTCAGGGGATTCCCTTGCATCCGACGACGTATCGGTATTACGCCCTGACGCACGTTGATAATTCGCCGTATGCGAAACCGCCGTTTACGGCTGCGCTGGAAAGGATTCTGAAAACAGAAACCAACATGCGGGCGAACATTGATTCGATCATTGAAAAGCTGGGCATCTTTGGAATCTTCAGTGTTGAGGTTGTGCAACCTCCGAAAAAAACAGGCGGTGGCGAGACAGAAGAGGAATATCAATCACGCGCTCAGAAATATTTGAGCAAGGTGCGTGAGGTCTTTGAAAAGAATCCTTTCAAGAATTTGATGGTCACCTTCAAGGATCAAAAGGTTTCTCATACCTCAACAACGGGCGATGCGCGGGGAGCTTCGGAGCTGTACGGAATGAATCGGCTAGAGGTAGTGCAAGGCATTCAATCAATGCCGGCCTTTCACGGGATGACGGATTCGGTGACAGAAACGTTTGCCGATGTCGTTTGGAAGATTTTGCAAGCGCAGGGTGAGAATTGTCAGAACTTAGTGACACGCAGTTTGCAGCGAACCTACACGTTGGATTTGTTGCTGAGCGGTTTGGATGCGACAGGATTATCAGTTGCCTTCAACCCGATTCTCTCGCGTAATATTTTGCAGGAAGCGCAGGCGCGACAGGTGCAACAGGCGATCACGATTGCGGATGAGCAGGCTGGCTACATTGATATTGACGAAGCGGCACAGCAGCGCGGCTATAAGAAGGCTGCGAACCCGAAACGGAAAGACGGCGCGGGGTTAGTTTCTTTAAGTTGGAATGGACAGCAGAACCGATATGAATTCGAGCGGGAATCAATTTCGGTGTCGAGTTTGATCGTAAAAAAAAAACAAGTGAATTGATCTCTGAAAAAGAAATCAATCTTTTGCTTGATGAGTTCATTGATAAATATTTGAAAGTGGTTTCGCCATTTGCGACGCGAGCGCGAGACATTGCGGTTGAGCAATTGCGAATGTGGCTAAGTAAAGCAGATGCCTCTGATTTTAAAACCGGAGAAGCCTTCGCCAAAAAAGCGATAGAGCAAATCGGGTTGGCGTACGAAGCGGTATTTGACTCAGTCAAAACGAAAAAGGCAGTCGGCAACGCGATCAAGGCAATTTACAGCTTCTTTCGATTGAATGATGAAACGCCGTTCGGTACGGAGGGTTCGCCGATTCAAATGAAGTTTGGTGCGCCAGATAAACGGGCGGTGGAGTTCTTTAAAAATACTGAGAACTTTTATTTGTCGAAGTACCTGGACAACTCTGATGCTGAATTAAGGAAGTTCTTTAATGAAGAGTTCGTGACGAAGGGCAAGGCGTTATTTGGGAATCAGTCTTCCGAAGAGCTTGATCTCTTTCGAAAGGCGGCAGGTGGCAAGCTGGATAACGTGAATGATCGTGGCGTGCAGATCATCGTGAGGAATGGCGTACAACGCGCTCGAAATTATGCGCACATTCTTTCATTGCACCAGGGCGAAATTGAAGAGGCGGAGTACGTCGCTGTTTTGGATAAGCGAACGTCGCACATTTGCGAAACGCTCGACGGGAAGAAAATCAGAATCGGCGTGGCAGCGGCAACGGTAGAAGAATTGACAGCATTGGAGCCGGGCGATTATGCCCAGCGCATGTTTCAATCGAAAGATGCGAAAGAAATGCGCGTCGCGAATACTGATCCCGAAGCCTCGGCGAAATATTTTAGCAAGAAGATTACGGATGGCTACGTGGATGATGATTTTGTGAGCAGTGGATTAGCCCTTCCTCCGCTTCATCCGAATTGCAGAACCAGACTTATTGCAGTGGTTTGATTATGGCTAAGAAACAAGAATCAGATTTACAAATTGATGAGAAAGCCAAGCGCGGCACGGTGATTTTACGCGCAGGATTTTTCGGACAGGCTGGGCATCCGAGCGTCGAGCAAATCGAACGATACACGAACAGCGCGACGGCGGGGTTGGCGGCAGGTGTAGTGCCTCCGAAAGATGCTGCATTGATGCCTTCAGAAGTTGCGCCGAAGCCGGATGATTTTGTGACGCGCAATTGGCGGCTGCTTTCACAAACGATTGTTGAGCGCGGACACTTTTTAGATTTCTCAACCCCTGGTGTGTTGGAAGCGGCAGTACCGCTCGCAAAAGGGATTACGGTTTACAAGAACCATTGGTGCTACGACTCTGAAGAATGGGTCGGCTTAGTTGCCGAAACACAATGGGACGCAACGGGTGCGAACTCTGATGGAATCGCGGGGATCAACGGCACGGTCTTAATTGACGCTGTACAGGCTCCGAAGATCGCACGCGGCGTTTTAGTCAACGCGATCAACAGCGGCTCGGTTGGTGTGGTGTTTGAGTATGAGTATTCGCACCCGACGATGGTCGCAGAAAAGGGCTATTGGTTTTTCCGCGATCTGCTCGGCACAAAAGTTGACGATCAGATTGTTCGGTTCATCGTCACCAAAATTTTAGAGTTTCCAGAATTTTCAATTGTGCCAAGAGGCGGAGATAAATATGCAAACGTTCAGCCCGACAATGACGGCGAGGACGGATTAACCGCAGGGCTGGCAGCAAAGCCGACTGCAATTTCAAAGGAGAAAACCGTGAAGCTTTCAGCAACACAAATTACAGCTTTGGGCTTAACCGGAATCGAAGGTCACGACTTTCCTGAATCCGAAGTGCTGAGCGCAACAGATAAGACAATTGCCGCGCTTAATAGCAAAGCAACCAGCTTTGATTCCTTGATCGAAGCACAGCGCACCACTGCACGCAATCAAGCCTTCCTGGCATCGGGCGCGAAAGAAGGCGAGGCATTGAACGTGGCTGATGAATTGGCAATTGCCAACGCGACGCCGGAACAGTTGACCGCGTTGACGACAGGCTACGCCGCGAAAGTTGCGCAGTTGTTTCCGCAGACGTGTCAGAGTTGCGGGAAGGCGGCGATCAGTGGTCAGTCGAGCGTGAACACGGAAATGGCTTCAGGTGTAGCTCCGCTCGAATCGGTAGATGTCAGCGGATTGCACGGCTAAATAATTTGCCCTGCAAATCAATCAACAATTTTATTTGAGGAGAAAACGAAATGGCGAATTCATTACGCTATCAACGATCACAGCGGCTGGCGATCAGCGGCACAATTGCAGTTCCAACCGAAGCTGGCACGCTGCTGAAAATCTCAGGCGATTATGCTTTCGCCAAGGCTGGGGTTAACGATCAGGTAGCTGGCGAGTTGGTGAAAACCACGACAGTTAATCTGAAAACAGAAGCCGTTGCCACGAATTTTAATGATGTGTTAACAATCAAAGCGTCTGCGGCAATCACGGCGGGTCAGCAGGCAAAAATGGCGGCGGACGATGGAAGCGGTGTTCAGCAATGCGCGGTTTGGGTTGATGGCACGGATTCAATTCTGCGACGCATTGGCACTTGTATTAAAGGCGCGGCTCTCGGTGCTGACGCTGAAATCTTAACAGTCGTCTAAGCACTGCGCTTGCCCGGCAGTCGAACGGAAATTTATTTTCAAACGGAGAATTTATGAGCAATGGTTTTAAAGGGAAAGTGAAAGAGCTGACTTCTCAATTAGATGAAGTTCGCACCGGAGTCGCGCCGCTGCGTGAAGGCGGTAAGGCACGCGCCACTGATATTTCGTTATCAGAGTTTATCGCAGAACGCCGACCGGGATTCGGCATCGGGCATTTATACGCCGAGGTTGGTGTTGATCCGCGTCGCACTACAGTTGAAGAGCTTTACGCCGATGCGGACACGGTACACCTGATGCCGGAAATTATCCGCGACGGCGTCAAGCGCGGAATGGGCTTGGCTGGTTCGAGCAAAAAGCAGTGGGAACAGTTTCGCGCCGCGCTGATGGCAGCCGCCGCATCACTGGCTAGTCCGGGAACGTCAGCAGGTAACGGTTCGCCGCATGATCGGTTCATTCAGCCAGAGCAGTTCACGGCGGCATTAAATAATGCTCGCTTCAAAAAATCCTTCTATCAGAATTTATTGGCGATTACTGAAACAGGCTTAAAAGGGCCAGTCGTGAATGTCCCTTACTTTGATGCCAGCAACGCCAAGACGCGCGTGATTACTGAAGGCGAGACAAAGCCGAAAGGTTCTGTCAGTGGCAAGACGAAACCATTTGAGCTGAATAAATACTCAACTGGCTTGGGTGTGACTTACGAGCAAATCAGTCGCTTTAGCTTGAATATGTCATCTTTGTTTTTTGCTGACGCCGGACGTTTGCACGCGGCCAAGAAAAACACGAAAGCTGTTGAGTGTTTGCTGAATGGCGATCAGGCTGACCTTTCGTTTGCAGCCGCTGTGATTGGTGTGGAATCCACGGGCGCAGGCTTTGCCTGGGTTGACCATTTGCGCGTGCTGACCTTCTTTGAAGATTTAGACCTGTCACCGGATGCAATGATTGCTTCAAAAACGATGGCTTTGAAAATCTTAAACTTGCCGGAATTCAAGGACAATCAAAACGCCGGGTCGAAATTAGCAAACATCAACGTGCAAACTCCGTTGCCAACGGAATTCAGCTTGTATCAGCACAAGACTGTTCCTTCGACAAAAGTTGTGTACAACGATTCTTCAATCAGCCTCGGTGAAGCGGTTGAGATGCCAATGACGATGCAATCTGAAAAGATCATCAGCCGCGACATCATTGATACCTACATTGATGAATGGTCAGGTTTTTGGAAAATGCTTCGCGTGGCTTCTGTGGTGGTTAATGAAGCCGTTAGCTATGCCGCGAATCCGTTCCCGGCTTGGTTTGAACCAGTCGAAGATTAATCCTTTCTCGTTGTTTTGAGGGCGGCCTTGTGTCGCCCTCCATTTTCTTTAGTTACTCGGAGCGATTATGGCGAAAGCGAATACAGATACAGCAGCGACCGCTGCTGCGGAACAAGCTGCTGCAGAACAAGCTGCTGCTGTGCCAGTCAAGCGATTCGTTCAACTTGCGCCGAAAAATCAAGATGGTGGATTCAGTGACCCTGATACACGTTTCGATATTTCACGCGATCAAGTCGTTGAATTAACGGAGCCAATTGGAGCCGCTACCCGAAAGCTGTTGGCAAGCGGTGTGCTGGTACAAGTTGAAAAGTAATGCTGAATTCTGCTGACGACATCCGGGCGCGGGTCAATTATGTGGATTCGGAAATTCTGAATTCACAAATTGACCCGCACATCAAATCGGCTTCGCGGCGCATCATCCGTTGGGTTGGCGCGGACGCTTACGCTGATGCGGGGATCGGCTCTCCGGTGAATGCAGATCGCGCGGATGATCTGACGAATGCAGAGGCGGCATTAACACTTTATTTTTTATTGAAGTGGTTACAAACCAACGTCACGAATCGCGGGATGGTCAAGCAGGCGAAAGAGGACGGCAATACCGTCAATCAGTTTTATTCACCGAAAGAGGTTGCTGATTTTATGCAGCTCTATTGGGATGAAGCCGAGCAACTATGTAAGCCGTGGCAACTGACCGACGACGCGATTAGTTCCGTGCAGTTAACGAATCTATGAGCAACGCTACGATCACAATTGATACTTCACAGGTCAAAGATTTGGCGTTGGATTTTGAACGTGCAGGGCGGGTTGGGTTCGGAAAAGTAATTGCTAAAGCGGAAGCCTTAGTAGTGAAAGAAACTCCGCTGAATAAAGACCCGCAGTCACGCGCAGGCGGGCTTAGGAATTCGATTAGCAGCGAGATTGAAGCCAATGGCAGTACTTTAGTTGGATTCATCACGGCAAACGCAACCAGTGCCGCGCTGCCGTCACGATCCGCGACGATTGAATATCCGAGCGGAGCCGAAAAGAAGATTACGCTGCGACCGACGAAGGCGTTCATGTACGCCAAAGTCGTGGCTGAGGGGCGCGGATCAATTAGTCCGAAAGATGCCAAGCTTTTGATTATTCCGCTCAGTGCGTATCGCGGAACGCCGAAAGCAATTATTGATGATGGCGGCTATAAGTTTGTTGCTGTGCGCGGTGTTGGCCCAGCGAAGGCGAACGATTATCCGGGACGCGGCTTTGCGAAGCTGCAACCCTTAGTCGAACCGATAATGATGGCAGAGCTTGAGAAAAGGTTAGGTGTGAAATGACGGGCGAGAAAGCTTTGTTAGATTATTTGAAAAGTTTTCAGTTGTTGCCAGGCTGTACGCCGCGCTTAAAAGATGCGCAGTTACATAGCACGATCTTTGCTAAATTCTTGAAAGGTACAGACGGACATACGATTCCGTTAGGTCTGCGAATTGGTGATGGCGATTACTGGCCTGGCATTATTGCAGGCGGTAACGTCAAGGAATTTGATCTGCATTTTCTGGTGACATGCTACGCCCGATCAGCCGGAAAAGATTTCACCGAACGTGCCGCCGCACGAGAGATTGCAGCGGAATTAGCGCACGAAGTTTTCCTTGCGCTAAGTGCGGATCGAACCCTGAACACGCAGGTTTGTGACAATACGCAGGTGCTGATGATTCAGCGTGGATTTGATGACGAAAATGCGGCTCCCTACGGCGTCGCGCAAATGGCAATTTTGATTAATAGCACCGGGCGACAACTGCCCAGACCGTGGGTTTAATTTTATGAATCGAATTATTAAATTAAAAGAAAAGGCTGTGAACGCGGAACCGTTGCACGTTGGGCAAGGCGAAACAAACTTGACGTTTGATGTGACGCAGAAAAATTTCACTGTCTCGGAAAAAGATTGGGCTGCGATTCGTGGCACAGGTTTCTTTGAGATTGATGTTGAGGCAGAGGCGAAACTGATTCCTGCGAAGTTTGAGGAATCCGCTACGGCTGGCACAGGTGAAGCGATTCAACTGCCTGCGACCAAAGGCAGCGATTCACTGCCTCCAGTTATCAGCAAAAAGTAATTCCCTTCACGCCCTTATTATTTTAGGAGATTGAGCAATGAGCGTTATTAGCACGGTCGGAAAAGTTTACGGTTTATCACGGGTTCCTGAATCCGCTTACGGCGTGGCAGTTGCCGCCGCGAACGGCGCAGGTAAAGCGCATCACCAGGTACTTTTGAAGAAAGCCGATAACCCGGTCAAGGTCGAAGTCCGCACGAAAAATAATCAGGAATTTGCGACCGGATCAAACTTTGCGACGCGGCAATACACGACAGAACACGACGGGAATTTTAATTTCAATATTGATCTGGATTCGTTTTCACTGGGGCTGCTGTTGCACTCTGCGTTAGGTTCAATCGTTTCGACTGCGCCTTACGCAGGCGCGGCGGCAGTCAAGAAACACGTCTATAAACCTTACGATCCGAAAGTAACTGCTCAGCTTCCTTCGCGGACGCTGCTGGAATTTTTGGCAGTCGGTGAAGATCGTGTTTTCCCAGGCGGTGTAGTGCAATCGCTAGAGCTGAAAGGCGATGGCAGCGGCACAATTGAAGCCTCGGTTACAATCATCACGGCAGGTTCGATCATCAAGCCGTCATTGCATAATGTTGATTGGGCAGATACCGCGAACGTGACAGTTATCAAGCTCTCCAACGTCAATCCCTTTTTTGAGAATCCCCAGGCGCGAATTATCCTTTCCGACGTAGCCACGCAAGCGAATCCAATCAACATTGGCTGTACGCTCCGCAACTGGTCTATCAAGATTGAAAATAAATTGCTGGCTGAACTCGGCTATCAACCTGGTTGCTCTGGCAACTATTTTGATCCGCTTGACCCGACGCAGGGGATTGTCCGTACACGACTTTTATCAGAAGGTCAGGACATTATGCTGAAGTATCAAGTTGAACTTGGTGCGCAGGATTATTTGAATTATCTCAGTACGCAGCGTCCCTTTGATTTTGTGCAAACGCTCGGCACACGCAAACTGATTGCCACTGGCACAGGCCCGGTGGATTACTATCACAATGCCTCATTCAGAGCGTTCAATACACAGATCAAATCCGTGGATCGAAGCGCACCGAATAACATCTTGATCGCCGATATTGAGCCAATGATTTTGGATGACGGCAGCGGCATCTTTCAGGCGATTGTTGAAAACGAAACTGCCTCTTACCTCGTGTAATCACGAAACAATTTTGACTCTCTCAAAACGGATTGCTGTGCCAATCGTGGCGAGAGCTTCACTTCGGAGAAGAAAATGAAAGCCCAAACAATGTACGACGCAGCGGCAAAACAAGTTGTCACTGTCACAGTGAAGCCGGGGAAAAAGATTCATCACGTCCTGTTATTGACGGATGAAATCTATCAGGAATATTTGGCAGGTAAGCCAACTGAACCGGAAGCCTCACTCGAATTTCTCTACGAATTGACGGCGCAGGATTTGACCGGAATTACAGGTGTATTACCTGAAAACTGGAAATCATTGGTTCCAAAAGCTGACAAGCATGACGTGATTGCGAATGGGTTACTGAAGGCTGATTTCATTGAACTGGAGGAAGCGATTGAGGATGAAAGCGAATTCACGCTCGAAGATTATAGTCAGTCCGTTAAGACCGAAGCGACGTATAAACTGCGCTGTGCCTTCGATGGCGAGATGATTGATTGTGAGCATACGCTCCGTTCGTTTACGCCTGAAGAGCGCGAACATTTAGGCAAGATCGCGCAATCGAAAGTTTTCACAGAAGCCGAATCCCAAAAGAAAATCGCGGCATTTTACGACAAGGTTTTAGTTGAGAATAAAAACTATCACCGTGGCGTTGTCCCGCAATTTCATAAGGTCGCCGTGATCGTTCGCCACTTTTCCAGCGAGTCGCGGGTACTGCAAAAAAACTAACCTGGCTTAGTCCCGCCATCACGAACCGTGTAGCGGAAATGTGGGGCGCGGCTAAGCCGACGAATTCAGGCGAACGCTGTCCAGGTGAAGAAAATTGCGAGCGATTTGGTTCGCAGGGCGGAGACGGCATCACGCACGCGGAACAAGAAATCGCAGCATGTACGTCGTGTTCGCTCAAAGGCACCAAGCCGGGCAAGTTTTCTAAAAGTGATTTGATTGGTTCGATAGTGAATTCAATCGTGAGACTGGCGCAACGGCGTGATAGCGGCTACGGGATTCAGGACTTGACCGCGCTCGAAAGCGAGCTGCTGCTGACATACGACGCGGAACATGCGCACTACCACAGGGTGGCAGCGCAATTGAAATTTAGTTGAGTTTATGGCGGGGCCTCTTCTTTCTATCAGGGCTAGGAAATGGGGAGGCGCACACCCGCCACCTTTTTTGGTGATTATTTATGATCGTACCGGATCGTTTGGAAGTTGCGCTGGGACTTGCTCCAACACGTTTAATGAGCGGCACAATGGTGCGCTCAGGCGCTGCAATGAATGCGCTGGACGAATGGAAATTCAATAAAGACGCCATCCTTTACGTGCCGAGAAATCTGGTTGGTGAAGTGTTGATCGGCTGGTCAAAGCCTGACGGTTCCTTGCCCTCAGCCATCGAAGCCACCTCCCTCTGGATATGGAATTTGGGCGCAGGCGACGCCTGGGAAATGCCGGAAATTCCTGACATGAATTATCAGCATTGCTGGGTTGCGGTTGGCAACGTGATTGATGCGGGGAAGAAAATTGCAGTGGTGAATTACGTGTGGGGGACTGATGTCGCAGCAATCTAAGCAAGGGCGGATTATTCGAGCTAGTAGCGGAGGCGGAGCTTTACCCGCAGTGCCTATTGATGCTCGCACAATTGGCAGCAGCGCGACGCCGCTCACGTTTACAGCCGACAATACGATCTTGACTTATGACGACATCGTTGGCGGTCAGATCGTTTTTGAATCAGCTACCTTACACGCGGGTAAGCGTGTAACGCTGATTGTGCAAGCTGGCAGTGGCAGTCTGAGCAGTGCGGAGCTGATCCGCGATTCTGAAAAAGGCGGGATGCTTCCGAGCATCCCTTTTACGCAACATTACACAATCCCGTTTATCTCAAACGGCACAAATTGGAGCATTGAATAATTATGGCAAATCGTGACATCGCCGCAACAGGCACAACCAACGTTGCAACGTTGGCGGCATTGCAAGCCGTCCTCTACGCAACACTGACGGCATATAAAGAATATTTTGTCGTCGCGTCACAGAAAACATACAAGTGGGTAGCAGACGCCGTTTTTGGCGCGATCCGTCCAACCGACGCGCTATCTATCACGGGCGTAACATTCACCAACGCCACGGACGTGGTGAACAAAACCGCTCACGGGTTTGTGAATGGTAATGCCGCTTACTTCCCACGTACATCGAATCTGGCACTGGCTACAGGCTTGAGCTACAACACGGTTTATTACGTTGTTGGAGCCACTGCAAACACTTTTCAAGTCTCTTTGACTTTAGGTGGAGCAGCAATCAACTTCACCTCAGACGGTGGGACAATTGCGGTCACAGCCGACAACACAACCGACCTTCTGACCGCTGCGGCGCACGGGCTGAAAGATGACGATCAGGTATTTCTAACAGCTACCGCTTTTCCAACCGGATTAGCAGCAGCGACGATCTACTACGTCAAGCGAATCAGCGCAAATACCTTCCAACTCGCAGCTACGGCAGGCGGCGCGGCAATCAACTTCACGACAGACGGAACCGCCGTTGTTGTGAATGGTGCTTTCGCAGCCAATCAAGCTGGCTGGTACGTGGCAGCCGATAACCAAGATGAGTACGTCATTGACGCTTTGCCTGAAGTTATCACCCGTGTTGATGATTTGAATATCCGTGTATCCAACAAAGTTTTCGCCGCTGGCAACATTAC